CGCTTGTTATTGTACGCCCTCCCTTGGTGGCGGTTACTTGGATTAATCCTTTCATACTATTTTTTAATTTCATTAATTCTACTTTTACTATCGTGTTTTAAGTGACAATCTCTGCACCTTACTTTTATATTATCTACGTCCCAGGCAAGTTCTGTTCTACGAGTCTTTTGTGCTTCGTCTACGCTTATCGTATGCGAGCAGTCTAAACGACCAGCAGAGCTTAAGCAATCGGTACAAAAGTTATATCCAAATTCCCAAAATTGTTCGCTTAGTGCGTTACTCTTTGCATCTCTTACTCTTGAGTCTATTGTACTCTTAGCTACTCGCTCTCCGTCTGAGGTGTGATAGTGGTTCATATTGTTAATCTGTATTACAAAAGCATTCAAAAGAAGGGTCGCCGTCAAATAAACCTTGCTGGGCTAAAGACTTATCCTTTAACATTTGGTAGCTTATTTCTTTTTTAAAAGTGTTCTTTGTTTGTTTTTCGTGATTAATCCACCAATCAAAAAGCTCAGGTTTTTCTTTTGCAATAATAGCAAGTTTTCCTTTACCTTTTAAAAAACATCCGTCGCAGTTACCATAAGGCTCGTTAACCATTAAGTCAAAGTCTTGTTTACTCCACCAATTTAAAACGTCGCTTTTTTTAGTTTTCCATTTTACCATAGGGTGCTGGACATCCATATACTGCGGCAAGTTAGAAGTTTTACTCCAGCGTCTCGGTTCGTCGTGGCGTATGCCTACAAAGTGATTCCATTCTTTAACTCCTATACTTTTACAATACCTTTTTAAAGTATTTATTTTCATATCTGAAGTACAAAACCTCATCATAGTATTAGGTAAAACTCCTTTATTCCAAGCTATTAACTCGTCAAATGGTCTGCCAGCTCTTGAAGCCGTTTCGTAATTTACTACCTCAAAGTTGTTACCGTATCTATACTCTAACCAAACTATATTTAAATTCCAACGCTTATCGCATTCGTTAATAAAATCCAAAGTTTGCGGCATCTCTTTGCCCGTATTTTGAAAGGTGACAATATAATCTTCTAAGCCTTCGTCTATAAGCCGCTTGCACATATACGCTGAAGTTCTACCTCCGCTAAAATTAATAATGTTCATAATTAGTTTACAATTAAAGCTCTACTATTTTATTTGCCATTGCATTTAGCTCGCATAACTCTCTTATTTTGGCTTGCTGCTCTCCCATCTTAAATAGGTAAGTAGCTAACAACTCCTCGTAAGCGTCTATGTCTACGGCTTGCTTATAGGCTAAGTTAATTAAATTATCTAAATTCTGCAAATGTTTAGTTTGCTCGGTCTTATCGCCTGAGTATTTAGCGAGCTTTAGTTTCATATCTCGAACCGAACGCTCAGCCTCTTTACAAATAGCTGGCTTGTTTAAAATCTCTTTTGCTTCTTGGTCTGTCATAATTAAAATAATTTAATTTGATTTTTACTTCTCATTTCGTTAATTGGTAATAATAAATCTTCATAACCACTTATACTTTCTCCTATATATTCGTGGCAATAAGATATTCTTTGCAGTCTTGCCGATGCTTTTTTATCAAATTTAGCGTGTTGACTTATTTTACCATTAAAAGTTGTGCCTCTCCATATCTTGCTTTTATTTCTATAAATTCCTAATGCTGGGTTTATTGTCTTTGTAAAACATAAGCCACCTTCATTTTTTATAATTGCACAAGCAAATTCAGATAATTTAACTCCTAATCCAATCCCTTGAAAATCGGGAAGAATTACTGTTCTGCTTAATGCAAATCCATTAGGGCATCCCTTTCTTGGTTGGTTAATTATCGCAACAATTCCAATAGGTTTATCATTCCATTCAAATAATAAGAATTTACAACTCTTATTTACTCCCTCTGTTAAATAATGATGTTTTTTGAAGAAGTCCCAAGTTTCAGCCTCAACCCTACTAACTTGTAATGTGATTTGTGGTCTGCCTTGCCGAAGCCATTCGCCTCTTTCGAGTGCGCCTCCTTTTTGTGGTGAACAAGTCCAATCAGGCATTAACCATTCTAATATATCATAATGGCAAGATGCTAAAATAATTCTTTTATTTACTCTACGAATATATTTTTGTAAAGCAAAACTCATAGCTTTAGCAACATCTCTATCTACAACAGAAGTATATTCATCAAGTAAAATAACTTCGCCATCTTTTGCAGATGCGACTAAGTAAGCTAATATTGCTCTGTATTGCTCTCCATTACTTAATGTATGAAATGGTCTCAACCAAGTAGGAACCGAACTCAAGCCCATTGAAGTTAAGACTAATGTTGCTTCTTTTGGTTCTAACCAATCAAAATTACTTATTAATGGTTTTTTATCATCAAATATTATTTTTTTTACATCACCCATCTTTTTTAAGATAGTTGTTTTACCGCTACCACTTCCGCCTAATATAACTCCAATATTCCAATCAAAGTTTTTAGCTTCCCTTAAATTCATAGGAATTGTGACACTTGTTTCTTCTTGGTTTTGAATGTCAAATGCTTCATATACATATTCAGTATACTTATCATTTAATATTTTGTTTTTTAGTTCTATGTTCATATTTAAAAAGGTTGGTCGTTAGTTATTGCAAATATATCTTTAATCGGGTCTACTACTATCTCTTCAGTAGCGTAAGCGTATTTTTTTGTATTGTGGATATGGTCAAACTCGTAAAACCTTTGGCTTGCCCAATCAATATGTAGTACGCACTCTCCAAGCTCTCCGTAGTATTTAGGCTTAACTTTATCTACCGTTATCTTATACGGGTGGTGATTCTCTTTACTATCTTTATGAACTACAACTATGTTTCTTCCGTTGTTATTCCACTCAGAGCCTCCCATTAAATCGTATACGCTGGGCTTTTTTACGCTGCCGTCTTTAACTTGCTTCGGGTCAGGGTTTTTAGGGTGAATAATTATAAAGGAATGCATTTTATTTATGTCCATAAACCTATTACGTAGCGAAAGTATCTTGCGTAAATAGTCTGCGTTTGTTGGCTCTCCTTTGTGAGCTAAATAGTTCCAAGAGTCTATTACGGCTGAGGTACATTTATTCTCTTTAGCGTAGTTCCAAAACGCTTCAGGCTCTATATTATGCTCTGAGCTAATAAATTTAAAGCTATCGCAAAGCTGAGTACTATACTTACTTATTTCCTTCTCGGTTATTGTGTTAGGATAGTCCTTTTGAAATGTCTTGCCAGTTAGTTTGTGCATTAGGTTAGATATTACCTCGGTGTCGCTGCCGTCGTCAGGCATATAAACGCAATGTCTCCAGCCCTCGTTAAGTGTTAGTCCCATCATTATCTCTTTCAAAAAAAGGCTTTTACCGAAGAAAGGGTAGCCCGTTATATCTGTACATCCACCTTTAACAAATGTTAACTGATTATCAAAAGACTTTAAGCCTATTCTGCTTCCCTCGGGCAATCCGTTTTTGTGGAGGCTCATAAGCTGGTCTAATATTTCGCTGCTTGACTTTATCATAGGATTTGCGTTTTGATTTTATAATCTCCCATATTTACAAATCTATCGAGCTTGTCAGGCTTAGTCAAAAATTCTAAAGTTAGATATTTATAATTAGAGTCTATGTGGTGCGGGTCTTTACTTGCGTTAGTGATAGCTTTTACTATATCTTCTTTAGTATAACCCTCCTTTAGTCTGTCTTTTATCTGAGATTTAGTTTTAGTATTTACCACTCTTGCGGTTTTACCTAAAATAGAATTATAAAGACTTAGCAGTTTACTGCTATCTATTAATTGTTCTTTCTCTTTCTCTTTCTCTTTCTCTTTCTCTTGCATAGGGGGGTCTACATTGGGACCCTCATAGCCCCCCTTATAGGGGTCGTTATTTTCTAATATAACGTCTTCATTTTCAGTACATAAGTTTGATTTTGTAGCGTCCTCGTAACCTTTTACTTGTAGGTCTATGCTATGTTCTTGACTCAAATATGCAAACCTTGCCATACCAGTTAAATTATTAGGCTTAATACCTAAAAATTGTCTATCCAATATAGCCTCAATAAATTTTAATTTATCTGCGTTGCTTAATTCGTTATAAACGTCGTAATAAGAGCGGTAGAATTTAAAGGCTTTTCGTTTTGTTAGTTTCTGCGCCATAATTAAATCTCTTTTGCCTCGTTAATTAATCGTCTTAACTCCTTAGAAAAAGATATTGCGGTAGAAACGTCTATTGCAATAGAGCTTGTAAATTCGTGGTCGCTATTAAAGTCTACAACCTCAATAGTAATTTCGTTTTGGTCTGTGATTCTAACCTCAATTTGGTTGTCTGGGTTAGAGTCGGTACCAAGAAAAACTTTTCTGTAATTACTCATAATTTTATAATGGTTTTTAAGATTTACCAATAAACTATTAAAAAAAAAGACCTTACCTTAGAAGTAGGTTAGGACTACTGCTAAAGCTTGGTCTTTAAATATCTTTAATTAATAACCTCCTAACGGTTAATATC